CTCTGTTTGAAAACTTGAAGCAAGAGGCCAACGCAATAGAACCGGATACTATTACTTCTGATTCTATGACGGCATATGAAGCTTTCTTGATGGTAGAAAAACTAGTTCTGGGGAATGTGACTGTCCCACATTTAGACATTGCTGGGTATGACGACACTCAAATGGAACTGTCGAAGTGGGATCCGATGAACCCCATAGATGATACGAACCAGATGCCAACGGAATCCACGACCTCATGGAGAGAGTTGCGTTACAAACCTCCGGTTGTTGATGACGTCGCAGATGATATTACAAAGCTTTCCCTTAAATAGAGTTGAATAAATGTTATATAGACACTTTATGTATATAATCTGACCGAGTGTATATACATAAAATGAAAAAATTCGTGATAGACGGTTTTAACGTCGACGTAGGCCAGAATGCCCGAGAAAACGACGTCCTCACTCTGGGTGCGTCTGGAAAGGATATATGGTTTCATGTTGAAAATTACCCTGGAAGCCATGTGATTCTACGGAAACCGAGCGGAGAAATCAACAGGGGTACCATACATGAGGTGGCAAAACTCGCAGCAGCCCATTCGAAATGCGTCGGAAATGTGGATGTCGTTTACACCGAGGCGATACATGTTGAAAAAAAACGTTTTGCGAAAGCGGGTGAAGTTGAAGTTTCCGTTTTTTCAAGAATAAAAGTGCGCGTGTAAGAACTTATTAAATATTGTGTAAAAATATAAATGAAGACGATAGGCGTCGATCCAGGGCAAAAGAATCTTGCACTCTGCATGGTAGACGGTCAGACGATCGTGCAGTGGGATGTCATAAATATCATGCCGGACCCAAATGGTATAGCCGACGGTTTGAATAAAATAAATTTTGCGGACTGGGTGAAAGAATCTACGGACGTGGTGATAGAGCGTCAGCCGACAAAGAACCCTCGGGCGGTTCGTATTCAACACTATATTGAGATGTTCTGCGCCATGAACGGGGGTCGTGTGTATTGCATAGACCCGAAACACAAGCTATCATACGCATCTTCTACGAGTTACTGGCCAGAGCGCGACATACTCAACTGGTCTTATAACGAACGTAAAAAACTTTCCGTAGAGACCGTGGCAAACTTTTTGAAGAATACCGAACAAGATGAGCAGTTCGTGACTATGTTTGAAAAGTCCAAGAAGAAAGATGACCTCGCAGATGCATTACTTCATTGCCTCGCGTTTGACAACAATATAAAACACACTCTCGCCGACGTCAGAAAGAGCGCAATCAGGAACATAAAACCAGTGAAGACCTCCGCTGCAAATGCAAAGAGCAAAAAGTATACGCAAGGGAACCTCAAGTTTATTGCAAAGACCTGGTTGTCCTCCTTTGATACTTTCCAGATGAATGGCGAGAAGACTGATGGATTTACAGAATCTTGTTGCAGACATTTCAATGATTTGAATAACGCATATTGCCAACTAGGCGGGAAGCTTTGATATATTACGTCAATTTTATCTCTTTGTCAACGTTATCAACGACGTCCGTGTAAAATTTCTTGCTGTCATGGGGGAGCTTGTACATCCGATGATCGCCACTCGCACACATCTTTATAACGTCGGCGGCCGGAATGGGGTCGTCTTTCTTCTTTCCGGTGTCAAACGTGGGTCGTGATAATTCGTTCATATTTCGCTGGATTTCTTTGGGCATGTATTGGATGTGATACGTGTCGTCATATACATCTGCATTCTTCACCAGGTATTCATTTCTGTATTTCTTCAGATCTTTGGCGACTTCTTTCCCGGTGACAGGATCCTTGTGCAACACCGTGTTCTTATCGGGATCGTACTTTATATATTGTTTATCTGCACATGTGCCACGCGTATATTTGAATAATATTGCCGGGATCTCTTGAGGGTCTGCGTATTTGAGTTCTCGGACGCAGTCGGGGTTCTTGACGGCGTCGTATACCGCGGACACTACCGATTTATCTGGAACCGTAAGATTGATGGTGATGTTTGTCATATGTAGATTTCCGTTGTTCGTAAAATGGTCGCCTGTTATACAATTTGTTGGATTAGAACTAATCGAAGCAATAATATCTCTTTCTAATACAAATTTTTCAGATGTATTATACATTGCATGTCCACACTTTGTTTTTTTGTGTTTTGATGCATTTCCGCAATTTAATGTTTTGTATCCACAACCACAAGTATATAATGTTGCTAGAAAAGATTCCATAAATATGCTATCGTATTTACAAATGTTAAATTAATGTAAATATTACATTGGAATACGGTAACGTAGTTTTATGTAAATATTACTTTTTTATTTTTTTTTTTTTTTTTTAAAATTAGTTTCTTACAGGAATTATGTTCACTGGCAAATTAACAGACTACACTTAATTTTGTGTCCAAAAATAACCCGACGAGTTGCATTCTCCCGTCAGGATGTTGTATATTTCATCAGATTCGATTTTGTTATGCGTTTTCTTGATCTCGTCGAAATTCGCATACTTTGTGATTTCGAACGAAGACTTGCAGATCCGCACGATCTTCTTGGTACTGTCTAACTGAATTCGGTCGAAGGAAACATCCCTATTCGAGCGAACCGGTATCTTCTTATTATTTTGCGGGGTCGCGGTGGCATTTTCCTTCTTTCTATGCTTTGCCTGCTTTGCCATATTACTCTTGAATATCATCCACGATTCGTCGTCAAACACGATCTGGGGGGTTGCATCCATGAAGTATTCTGGTGTTGGTGCTTGGAATGTGGTTCGTATCTGTCTCACTACATTCTCGTCGTGGAAGGACCTCCCGGAAGAGAGCATTTCGAACATTACGGACATATTTGCGTTTGTTTGTATAGGTAATCCCATACTGATAAACGTATATATTTATACACATCAAAGCACCAGGGTCAAATGACTACTTTCTTTCTTGGATACGTTTTTTCAACAAGTCCAGCTTCTTTCGCTTGTTATCGGACAATGCCGTTGAATCAAAGCTACTAATCGTTGAGAAAGTCTTGCATAACCCAAGGATTCCTCATTGTCTTAGTAGTCTAAGCACTTTCAAAACCATAAGGTTTATTCAGAGGCCTCAACTGGCCAAAAGAGGGTGAAGGCCTCTGGAGCCCGAACATCCCTCTCTGTTTCTTGAAACCATTTCATATATATATTCCTCGCAGCATGGAGATCGCGGTGACATACAAGACCACAAGGACATCGGAACGTCTCCGAGGACCCCAGCTTGTGATTGAGCATCCCGCAGTTCCCACAGGTCTTGGAAGTGTATTCCTCTGTTGGGGACGCAAACATCGTTCCTTTTTCCTCACACTTCTGAGACATCCGTTCCTTGAGGATGAAATGGCTGATGCCGAACATTTCGCGATTGGTTTTGGATTTCAACATCCCGCAAAGTCGGCTGGTTTGAAGATGGGGTAAAATTACGCCACCATATGTATTTGTGAGGTCGTTTATGAGCTTCCAATGACAATCATCACGCACGTGTGTGTATTTACGGAACAACCGGCGTCTATGTTCAAGCAGCTTCTTGCGGAGAAATTTGGCATTTCCAATTAACGCTCCACTTGCTTTAGATATACGCCTGTCAACCGTAGCCACACACCCCTTGATGACATTTATGCGTTCTTTCATCTCGAGACCGAGGAGTCCGTCGGTGCCATTGGGAGAATAATACGTCATAGGTGTCCTCACCCCGGGGTCAATAGCAACCACGGGGCCGCAACAGCTTGGTTTCACGGATTTGTACACCGGTACTTGGAGCCAGAAATCACCATACCGATCCCTTTGGATGGAACATTCCGCCTCAGGGACCCCAACAATCGGCGGTTTTTCAAAGAACCGGACATTGCCAATCGTTTCCGGGAGTATCGTAAGGACGCCATCCTTGAATTTGACAGCTTTTTCAATCCCGAGGACGTATCCATTTTCCCGTTGATGTCTCAGCGTTTTGAAACGGACTTTGAATTTATCAATATTTTTGTTTCTCAGGTTAGAAAATGCGGATTTAAAGTTTTTTACTGCCTCAAACACCGCTTGCTGCCTAACCAGTTTCGGCGTCGCTGTTAACCATTGCTTGTTTTCAAAGAATTCGTTATTCTTAGCGGTCACAAAGGCATTGCGAAGGATAAACTTATTGTTCTTGTGTGTTTTGTCGTTGACAGCCGCCACACACGCGTTATAAGTGAACCTCGCAGCTCCTGCAAACTTATTCAGCATCAGTTTCTGGGCTTTCGTGGGATTGATTTTGATTTTCCGCATCCGCATCACCCGCTTTGATGGTGTATCTCCGTTTCCCGTTCCTTCGGCAGCAAAAGATCTGCACAATGCTAAGGAGGTCGTCGGACAGTTCCTGCTCTGGGGACATTTCGGTGGCGTCAAGGACTGTGATTCTGACGCTGTTGATGGAAAGGATGTGTTCGATGAGTTCAAAGGCGAAGCGGCAAAGACGGTCCCTTGCGGCCACGACGACTTCGTAGATATCTCCTTTGTTAGCGAGTTCCAGAATGGTTTTAAGGCCCTTGCGTTTCCAATTGATTCCACTGGCAACGTCGGTGATGACGATGTGGTCGGGATATTTAATTCGCAGGAAGGCGACTTGTCGGTCAAGGTCATCCCGTTGCTTCCCAGAGGACACCCTGGCATAGACGATTCCCTGCTTAGGTTTTTCAACGACGGCGGTGGTGTTAGCGATGGGAGGTCCTTTGAACAAATCGGAGACTTCGTATCTGCGCTGTCCTCCTGGTGTCCTGAAGGATTTGATTTTTCCGGTGTCTGCCCATTCCCTGAGGGTGCCGTCGGACACTCCGAGGATTTTTTTGATTTCGGCTCCGCATACATATTTTCCATCCATCAAACGTCCCTATACCTTACAAAAACATTTTTTTATTAAGTTATTTAACGCACTTTGTAAATGTTAATTTTCCTTAGGAAATACAATACATATTGACATTTCCTTAGGTATATCGGCAACTGTTGTCATCCTCTGCGATCGGGGTTTTCCAATCGTTCTTCTTTATAAGCATCTTAGCGTGAGAAGCCGATACTCCCCGCATCTTCTGGCTGAAAAATATCGTCATAACCAGGGCGGCGAAATAGCACGTAGCTCCCCGTTGAACCGGTGTATACACTCTTGAACAGTCCTTTGCAACGAGCTTTACGTTATTCATTATTATAAATAATATTTGTTTTTAATAAATATGGACGAAGGCGTGATAAATGTTGTGAGCAACGGGAAGGTAAACATCATCAAAATTCTTACATCCCCCGGTCCTAAGTTATCAAGGCCGTCAGAGACTTTCAAGAAACAGAACACGTTCTCCCCGCGCTTCGTTCAGAATGGAAACTTGATATACACGTGCAACTTGTTTTCAATCAACGTCCCGTGCGAGGACGGGATGGCCACGATAGACATGGCGGAACACCTCAACGGAGGAGTAATGAAAGTCTCGTACAAAGGGGTTCATTTTGCGGCCCCATCCCTCTCGACAATAGGCGGCATGAATACATCGGCGGTCTTCGACGTCCAGGAAAACGAAGTCGTGTGTCAGAGGAAAATATGCGAGTCTGGATGCAGAGACATGGCATTACCCGATGAGATATCGGACATAGCCGCGGATTCAAGGACGGTGTTGATCACCACGAAAATGATGTCGGAGTCTATCCCCGGGGAGCCTATGTACGAGCACCCGACGCGGTTGATGAACTTGAACTCCGAATTTGTATCCGACCTCGTCCACACGAAAAAAATAAAGATTGTAGCACAAGGGGTGATCGATTATTACGTCCGTGTGAATATCCCCGCGATTTATTCGTGTGGAACCGTCGAAGTGCTATCTTCTACCTTTTGGAATGACATTTTGATTCAGTTGGTCAAGTCAAAGGGGGCTTGGGGGGTGATGAAAGACAGATATGACGCGGCGTCTTCTCCAGGGTTTGTGATCGCCAAAACCCCAGATGTCGCAATGGGAGTTTCTTTGATGGAATGGCCACGGGGAGCCATATGTTTCCCCCCGGAAATACGATATAAGGAATTCGAAAACGTTAATCGGTGGGGGATATACCAGCAGTTGGGGAGTTTAAAAAATGCTACCATTAAGGTTCCAGGTGGGGAATATAGTTGGAGAATAAGATTTTTCTTCGGCCCTATTTGGCAGGTGCAAAAGTGGATAAACAAGATAGAACCACAGAAGCACGGAAACGAGCACAATAAATTATTTGTTGATCGGAAAACGCCCGACAAAAAGCGCCACGAATATGCTTATAATATGGACACTTAGATATAATGTAAATGTGTTTTGTCGATACGAATACATAATCATATCGACAAGCTAAAATATTTAATACATACCAATATATATGTAAAAAAATGTTTAAGACACTCGAATATTACTATGCAGATGGTTCTCACGTCGTATTTGATAAGTATATTATAGACACCTGGGGAGTTATTAGGAATAAGAAGACCTGTAAAGTATTAAGTCCTCATAAAAAAGGAACATATCACAAGTGTTGTGTACAAGATAATTCAGGAAAGGGACGGAATATACTGATAGGTCGTGCGATCGCATCAACTTTCATAGATATACCACCGAGTACAGATCATACTGCGGATCATATTGATCGAAAATCGACTAACGATACAACCGACAATATACGATGGCTCGGCCAATCCGGGCAAAAAAATAACCAAGAGCGACCACCTGTATATAAAAATGCGTTCATTATCGTGAAAGATGAAACAGAAAGGACTGTCAAAGAGTGGGTATACCATTTTAAAGACAGTCATAATCCATATGGTAGAAAGTACACTGAAAAAATGATCAACCATTACACTCAAAATAACCAACATGGATTCTCGTATAAGAAGTATCCAGATCTTCCAGGGGAAGTGTGGAAACGAGTTGAAAAATCTGAGAATTGGAGAAATTATTGGATGATTTCAAATATGAATCGTGTGAAGTATATCACGAAAAATGCGGAAAATGTATTATCCGGAGAACGTCTCGGAATGAGTAACGATGGTTATCCTATCATCAGTATCAATAATAAAAATTGGAGATGTCATATACTTTCATTCATGACATTCTTCCCAGAGGAATATTCGACGAAGAAGCCAAACGAGTTTGTTCTTCACGAAGATGACAATAAACTTGATTTTCGTCCACACAGACTTCGTATCGGAACACGGCAAGATAACACAACAGATGCTCATGACAATGGAAAATATGATGGGACGAAGACCGAACGAATGAGATGTTCATCGTATATTGACGGAAGATTCGAGAAAGAATACGAGAGTCAACATGATGCCGTAAGGTATTTGAAATCTATTGGTTATGATAAAGCATCTCAAGGATATATTTGCAGGTCACTTCTAGGTTATAGAAAGACCGCGTACGGACGGACATGGGCACTTATTTGATCGTTTTACCCCGCCCCCAATAACCATTATATACGGTCATGGGCCTCTTCAGCCGGACATTTCCAGACTTGATGATATCGGACCATAATATACAACGATCTCCAGTGCCAGAGGTATCCAGACTCTGATATCCTGCTTTCAGTAGCTGTCTGCGGGCCTCGCAGAAGTCCAGACACCATCTGAGTTCGTCAGGTTCGCTCTTGTTTCGCATCTTCCGAAGAATAGGCATGAAAGACGACAGATCAGGCCCGTGATTTATAGCCACATCCACCACGAACCCCCTGGTAACGGGCAATGTCATTTTGGGCCCTGGACGAGTGGCTGCAGAACCTGTCTTGTTCGAAAAATCATTTGCAAATGTCCAGTACATATGTATGTAAATTTTCCATACCGCGCGTTGCCACTCCTTATCGTCTCCCATGTTCACAATGTCTTTCCCAAGATTTTCGAGCCCCGTTATATCGTCCCCGAATGTCTTTTTCATAGGATGTATGTATT